GGCGCAGGCGAAGCGGTTGCCAGCGCCGTTGCGGTCAGGCTGAAACTAAACGCGGGTGCGTCCAGGGCGGGCACACCGGTATTCAGATCGAGCGGCGTGGCGCTGTAGGCATGCGACAGCGCAGGCGTGGCAAGAGCCGGGGCCGATGGCGCAAGCGCGGTGGCGGTCAATGGATAGAACACCGCCGCGGCTGGCGCGCCTAGATCGGGCGACGCCGGCGCAAGGCTATTGGCGGTCAGGCTATAGGAAAACGCGCCCCCGCCTTGCCCGATCGCGAATTGACCGATTGCGCCCTGCCCGATCGCCATAGGCTTCGCTCACATTCGGGAATTCGCGGTCCAGTGAAATTTGAAGCGGCGCGTCGGCCCTTGCGCATTTTGCGTTGCAAGCCACTGAAACGACCGGTGCCCGATCTGGTCCGTTGTCCCATTGACATCGACATTGTTCGCAACGTCGCGAATTTTATTGACGGCGCCGGTAGCGGTTGAATAGGTCGCGATGCCGGGCTGCGCGCGCTTGACTTTCTTATAATAGATCGCTCCGCCTTGCGCGTTAGCCGTGGTATGAAACAGAAACGAGGACGTGGTCGTGATGAAATCTTCATGCGCGCCCAGATCAGTAACCGCTCCCGGCGTCGTGCCAATGTCATAGCTGGTTTCGTAATAGCGCATGCACAAGTCAAGCTCGGTTTCGAAGGGCCGCTTGAACAGCGGCGATCTGGACGACGCAATCTGGTCGCCCATAGGCACGATGAAAAACCCAGTCATGCGGAAATAGTCGGAAGCGGTCGGGATGAAATATGCCTGCCCCGTGCCCGCCCATATGGTGTTCGTTGTCGTATCCCAAGCATCGAGCGTTGCGCTTATCATCGAGGACCCAGCGCCAACGCAAACGTACAGCCACATTCCGTTATTCACTTCCGTGCCGCTGATCCAGGTGTTCGACGTTTCCCCATTGATGGTCGTTGTTTTGAATTCCCAGGTGTTCGCCGCATTGATCGTAAACATATGACGCCAAAGCGCGGTCGGTCCCGGGTTGCCAATGCCGAGCGTAAATGCGCCAGCAACAGATGATTGAACCCAAAAGCCAATGGTCACTTTCGGGCAAGCATTGGCGCCACCAAACCCAAGCCTCGCCATGCGGGACTGCTCGATGTACGTTCCAATCGTATGAAAGTGCGTTGCGCCCAGCGCCTGGGTCTGTGCGGCGCCATAATGCAAACATCGTCGGAAGCCTGTCGGCCCGGCTTGCGCCTGCACCACGCTATAGCTGTTTGACGCAAGCTTGTACGTAAACCACTGATCCAGATTGTACGTCGCCACCGAGTTATCGCCGGTATTCAACGTCTTAGTCGCTGTGCCTATTTCCTGCGTCACTTCCATCGCCGCATTGATGATCAGATTTTCGGACGCGATGGCATCATATGGTGCAGCATAGAGCGTAGTCCGAACCGTTGATTGCTCGGTCACGGTTTGCGGCGCGATGTCTTCCGCAGCTGCAGCGATGAAAACCTGCGCCGACCCGCTAAGCGATATCTTCGAAGAAACGCTTGAAGATCGCAGCACCGTATCGCGGGTAAGCGTAGGGCCGCTGGACGAATAGGTGCCCCGTCCGATCTCGCGGTTAGTCCCGTCTTCGATCGCATATGTTACGACATCGCCATTCGCCACGCCGGCTTGCGCAAATGTAACAAACCCGGTGACGGCCGCGCCGAGCGTCAACGTGCCGGTGCCCGTCGTGGCCGTCTGCATCCGCGCAAGATCAAACAGGCGCGCCATCACTGACCCGGGAGCCGGATGTTGAAACTGGGCAGGCCGAAGGTACCGCCCGAAGAAACGGCGACGCTTGAAGCAAGCGACCCGTTTGCAAGCAGACGCGAATTCGCGCTATCGACCACAGCCCACTTCTGAGCCGTTCCGCTAGTCGTGATGGAGCCGTCTGTAAAGGCGGTGCTCGAAACTTTGCGGCCATTGGGCGAGCCGGCGCCCGGCGAGCCGAAAGCGCCCCCGGCGGAAAAGGTTTTGTTCCCCAGCGTATTTGCAGTCACGTCCGAATAGTTGGACGGGTCCGCATTCAGAATATGGATCTGATCCGCAAGGGTATCGATCACCGTAAGCCCGTTGTCGAGCACATAGTCCGCAACAGCATTCGCCATCGTCTATCTCCTTTCGAAGGCAAGCCATGTATCCTGCACATGGAAAATTTGGTCACCCTGCGTGCGATATTGTTCCAGCGCATGCGCTACGCCCACGGTCCCCAGGTCGTGGTAATCGTGCCAAATAATGATGCCACCGGGCCGCACTACGTTGCGCGCAAGCGCCGTATCATGGATGACGCCCCGCACGCTGTGATCGCCATCAATGAACACCGCGTCATATTCGATCAGATCGAATGCATGCAGATCGTGCGAACCGCGCTCCCGCAGCATCAAATAGAACCGGTCATCATGCGCGGCCAGGTGCCCGGGTTGGTTCGGAACTTCATTGCGCTGCACCGGCAACGGCGTGACATAGCCGGGCAACACATCGACGCCGACATACTGCTGAATGCCGGGCACGTATTCCAGGATTGCCGCTGCGGTGCGCCCTTCGTTGACGCCGAATTCAAGGACATGCCGCGGCTTGGTGCTGGCGACAAGCGCGATCAGAACTTCCAGCTCGCCGCTATTCAGAAAGCGCCGCGGGCGCCGGCTCCAATCGATCTTGGGCAGCTGCAGCGACGATTGCGGGACTTGTGGCAGTTTCATCGACAAACCTTTGCAGGGCTGCCGCAGCCCGCGGCAAGTCAATGCGCTTGTCGCAGCGGTGCGTATGGGACCAACATTGGCAAGGCGCGATCGGATCAATTCCCAGATATGGCGTGAAGCGGGCGCCCGCCGTAAACGACCGGGAGTTTTCATAGCCGCCGAATACACAGGCGACCGGCGTCCCTACTGCCTGCGCCAGCGGCACGGCGAAGCCTGGGGAGCAGAAGACGAGCGCGGCCCTTGATGCCAGCGCGGCCAGCGCTTCAAAGACCAGCTCCCCGCTATGCAGCGCGATATCCGGGCGGCACGCTTCGCCGACCAGCCATTCCTTTCCGGCTTCCAAATCGGCAACGCTGACCACAAAAAACCGCTCGCGTATGGCGGACATCAATTCGCGATATGCGCCGTGATCGGGGTTGCGGTTTCCGCAGCCCGTCCATTCGGTCCGCGCGACCAAGGGGCGGTGCAGCATGATCGGCTTGCTCGGGCGCCATAGCGCAATCAAACGATCTGCCAGGGCCAGCCATTCGGGCGGGACCGGAAGCCGGAAGTCGGCGCTTGGAAAGTGGCAACCGGTAGCCTTGCACATTGCGCCCAGTACCGAGCCGGTCGCGATGACATCGGCGGGCCGATACGAAATGTTGACAATCCGCGATCCAGGCGGGGGCCGCATGCGGGAGAATTGCCCAGCTTCGCGCGCTGCATTCTTCGCCTGGGTGCGCAGCGAAGTCGCCTTATGCACTACCTGCAATTCCGGGCCGATCAAATCGTGATAGACGGCAACCCATGAACTTTCGAGCCAGACGCGATGGTCCTGCATAAGTTGACGCACGATCGCGCGCTGATGCAGGTTGTCGCCGAGCCCATGCATTCCCTTCAACAAAAGCTGTCTGCGCATAGGATCTCGCTAAGCGATATCTTCGGCCAGCAATCAAGCGCGCTTTGCGGCGATGCATTCACTACGGCCACGCCGAGACGGCGAAGGGGCGCAACGATCATCGCGAATTCAGCACGCTGCTCATCGAAACAACCGTGGCGCAGATCCCACGGATAGCCCGCATGGTGATGGGTCGGGCCGCCTGGGTCAACGCGATTGTCGACGCCGATCAAAACAATTTGGCCGACGCCAAGATGCACCGCCAGATTGATCGCGGCGAGCGTTGAAGTCCGCCGGATAGCGACCGTATCTGGGTCAGCTGCAAGCCCGCTTGTCCCGATGGCAAACAGGCGCAGGACGCGCGGATGATCGATCCCGCGGGCAGATGTGGCAATGCGCCCGGAGAAGCCCCTTAGAACTTCGTCGCGGTATTCGTGCCACCACCGGGCGTCGCCGAAGAAAAGCAAATCTGCGAAGGGTACGCGCGGCCAACTCGAATTGATCGCGATAACCCGGCGCCCTCGCAGGGGCTGCAGATCCAGGCTTGAAACAGACGGGCCGCCCGCGACGATGAAACAGGTTTCGCCGTTCCATTCCGGGGCGACGCGCCACAGCATCAGAGAATTTTGCCGTGCTGCAAAGCCTGGGGCATCGTGCACATAAAGAGCGGATAGGAATTCATTTCGACATCCGCCCAAGAATTCCGCTTCTCGTCCAGCACAATCCAGGAATACGCCTGCTGCCCCGGCGTGTTGACGAATTCAAATCTTTCATCCGCAGGCGCATAAACTTCCTGGAAGATCCCGGCGCCCGCGGGGAAAAATTTGACCTTCTTATCGGGGACCGCGACGGTTGAAACGTCGTCGGTGCCGCGATAGTTGACGAAGGTAATGCCGCCGTAATCGAACTGCTGCCACGCGGCATTTTCCTGGAGCCGGGTCGCCTGCATCGCGTATTGCCAAGTATGGCGGACTTCGGCGGTGGCCATGAAGGCGTCCCACCAGCTGTCGGAAGCAAGCCCCCAGATGGTGACGCCGGTCCCGCCAAGCCCCTTAAGCGCCCGCAGGATGGCGCGGCGAGTAACCGAGCACTGCGTGCGGATCGAGCCGTCATCGGTCGAAGGCGAAAGCGTCCAGGTCACTTCGCCCGGAAGCGATTGCTGGAATTCGGCGGACCAATCATAGATGGTCGATCCGTCTGCATCGAGCGTTGCGCCCTGCACGGCGCCGAGCCGCATGTTTTCCCAGGTCAGGGACATGTCGCGCTGGATCAGATACTGAAACCGCTGGACCATCATTTCCAGCGTCTGCATCTCGGTCAGCGAATTGAAAGCGCGGATGCCCGCGATCTCGGTTGCTTCAATGCGGCGGCTGCGCGCAAGCCGGGGCACCTGGAAGGCGCGCGCCTTGCGGCTCGGCTCATCGGTCCGGCCCGGCGTCGGCTCGCTGCCGCGGGGGGAAGTATGGATGATTGCGGGCTCGCTGTTGCGCTCCTCAACAAAAATCCATTTCTGCGAAGGCTGGCCAAGCGGGGGCGGCACGAACAGCCCCGGGATCGAACCAAGCATGGTCGGCACATAGCCTTCCTTATCGATGCCAGCCGTCAGATTTTGTGCCGAGAACGCGTCCTGGCGGAACACGTCCATGGTGATATTCGCCATCGTCTTAAGCTCCTATAAGGCGGGCAACAAAAAAGGCGCCTTGCGGCGCCCCTTGGTTCAGCCCTTTTGTTTGATGTTGATCAGGTAGCCTGCGTGTCATTGGCGACGCGCACGATGATCCCGACCGCAGCCAGCTGCGTCCACTTCGCCGCTTTTTCGTTGTCCGTATCCACGGTCGCTTCATAAGTCAGATCGGCCGCCCGCACTTCGGCGTCCCGCGCCAAGATCGCCACTTCAACATCAGCGTGGGTCGCGTCGGCGTCATCCCAAAGGATGGCAACCGCGGTCTGCGATCCATCAGACCCGGAAGCGGGCGACGGCATGTAGTGGCCGCTGGAAGTAACCTTGCCCAGCACCGTGCCCGCATAGACGATACCGGCGCCACCGGTGCCGCCTTCAAGGATGACCTTGTCGCGCGACCGCGCATAGTTTGCTTCGCTCTGCACGAAGCCCCCCGCACGAATGCGGTTCGTCAGGACCGGATAGGTCGTCGCCATTTGTTTGCTCCTGTTCAGCCTCGGTTGTCGACGAGCCGCGTTGCCTGCTCAATCGAAATGCGGTCTTTCTCGGACCGTTTGATGATCGCTTGAAGCCGCCGCTTGCCAGCGACGACCAGCGCCCCGCTTTCGTTATCAGCCCCGCCCCCGCCCCCGTTCGTCGAAAAGGGAACGATCGTCGCGCTGTCGCCAGCCGCCGCGCGGGCTTCAAGCAACTGCTCGCGAACCTTGGCGACGGGCGTCTGCGCGGCGATGAACTTCTGCGCCGCAGCTGCAGATATCCCCGCAAGCGTACACAGTTCGATCGTCGCGGTGATCTCGGCGGCCCCATAGGCCGCAGGCGGGGGCGCCGCGGTCAACTCGGGCTCGTCCAGCTGGGGCTGTTCCGGGGCGGCTTCCGGCGGTGCCGTGTCGGGTTGCGGGTCGGCTGCGGCGGGACTGTCCTGGACGGGGACAACATCCGCAACCGGCTCGCCGGCACCGCCGGAAGTGACGCCCGCGGTGGCCCACATGGGCGCGAGCGCAGCCCGGTGTTTCTCTGCAATTCGATCGAGTGCGAAGCTGGCCGATATCTGGACGGCCGGCGTGGTTTCATCGCAATAGCCGCGCTCTTTGCACTCGGCCGCATTCATCAGGCGATCTTGCGCCATCAGGCTGCGCACGGCTTCCAGCGTCTGCCCCGATCGCGCGGCATAGGTTGTGGCGTATCCGCTGGCGACCCGGTCCAGATCATCGGCCATTGCGCGATGGGTCGCGGCGGGGCCATAGGTCAGCGCGATCGGATCATGCACGACCATGAAAGTATTTTCGGGCATCGTAATCCGGTCGCCTGCCATGGCGATCAACGAAGCCGCCGACGCGGCGATGCCATCGACCCGAGTCGTGATCTTCGCCGGATGTTGATTGAGCATGTTGTAGATCGCGACGCCTGCGAAAGAGTCCCCGCCCGGCGAGTTGATCCGCATGTTGATCGTTTTGATATCGGGGCCGAGCGCCTTCAATTCGCGGTCAAACTCAGCGGCCCCGATGCCCCACGCGCCGATCTCGTCGTAAATCATGACTTCCGCTACCGGCCCTTCGTCTTCCAGATAGCCGGGCCGGTTCGGGTCTTGCCCTGTATTCGGGTCTTCCTCGCCCGGGTCAACTTCTTTGGCGCGGATGCTAAACCACGTGCGGGGTTCGGTCGCCATGTTACGTCCCTTCAATTGGCGCGGCGGTCAATGCGGTCCCATGCTTGCAGCAAGCGCAGCATGTTTTCCGGCGTCGGCCCCGGCTCGGTTGTTTGATCGGGCGCGGTCTGTCCCGCTTCCGGTTGCGTACCGGGCGGGGGCTCGCTGGCAATAACCTTTTCCGATGGCGTCGCACCGAAGGTAAGCCCCAGCTTGTTTGCACGCTCGGCGTCTTCGGCCATCTGCTCATCATTTTCGATCGGGTCGAAGCCTTCCGCCTGGACCACCCGCGAGCGCGGTTTGAAACCGGCATTCACGCCGATGACTTCCGCCATGCGATCTTTCAACGGGTCGACCCAATCCCAGGGCGGGGCAAGCCAGTCGACTTTCCAGAATGGCCGCGCGTCGTTGGCATAGCCCGCCAGCTGGATTGCGCCCGCCAGGACGGCGGTGTCCAGAAAGCGCCGATACACAGGCTGGCACAACTGAAAGAAAACAACATGGTCCTGCAAGGCTTCCATGCGCCGGCGCATATCAAGCAGGGCCGAGCGCTCGTTAGAATAGTTCGCCTTCGCCTTGTCGCCGGTCACCTGGGAATAGGGCAGCGAAACCGCAGCGCAGAAGCGGCAAAGGTTGCGATATTGGAACATATCGTAAGTGTTGCCGACTTCGGCCGGCGCCGCGACTGTCACGTCTTCGCCGGGCTGCAGCTGATGGACCACGCCGGGCTGCAGATCAATCGTCACTTCGTCTTCGCCCGAAGCTGCGGCTTGCTGCTCGGCCTGCCGGTCAAGGAAAGTCGGCGTCTGCTCGATCCGCTTCACGAAGATAGAAAACAAAGCCGCCGTTTTCTTTCGCTCGAGTTCGGCGTCGTCGTATCCGTCCAGCATCCAAAGGGCGACGATGGCGGGCGTCATCCGGGGCAGCCCGCGGATCTGCCCGCTTTCGATCGGGTCGTGAATGTGCAGGACTTCAGACGCCGGAACGATTGTTATCTGCCCGAAGTTCTGGCTTTGCGTGATATCGCCCGGATGCACCCGCCAGAAATGATAGGCGACCCGCTGGCCGATCTTGTTGAATTCGATACCTTGGCGCACGCGGTTGCCATTGTTGAGCCAAAGGTTGCGCTCGCTGGGCAGCTGCTCGGACGGCAACAATTCCAGCTGCAGCGGGACCGACAAGCCATCGCTGAGGCGCCGGGGCCGAAAGCGCACGAAGCATTCGCCAGCAATAAACAATTCGCGAGCGACCCGGCGCTGCAACCCGTAAAAGTCGGTGACGCCTTCCGCGTCGCATTCTTCGATCCAAATCGACCACAAATCTTTGATCGCTTCGCGGCTTTGCGTCATGCGCCAGCTGGGCTTAAGCCCGGTGCCGACCAGATTAGCCGCGAAGCATTCAACCGCGCCTGCCGCATAGCCGTTATTGCGCGTCAGGAACCGGGCGCGAGCGATGACGGTTTTACCCGAAGCGCCGATCAGCGTATTGATATGCGACCGCGACGGGCGCCAATTGGCCAGCCGCCGCGCCATGCGGCCAGCTTCCAACTCGGGAAAGATTGACTTGAACGCCCGTTTAATCCACCCGCCTATGCCGCGGGGGGCGCGGCTTGCGAAGCGCGGCAGGCTTCCGATCGCGGGCATCGTCACAAGTCCTTGCTCATCGTGATCTTGTACGACCGCACAATCCCGGTTCCGGTAATCGCTTCGATTTCTTTTTGCACCACGCCCATGGCGGTGCGGATCTCATCAACTGACCGGTACTGGACGCGCGTATCTGCATGCTCGACCGTCAAGGCAGCTTGCGCCAAGGCGGCTTTCAGATTTTCCAGACGCAAGTTGAGTTGCGCGAGCGTTGCCATTGTTAGAACCCGTCCATGAAAGATGATCGGTGGACTCGTGGGCGCCGCGGCGGCTCGGGCCGCGAAGCGACCGGTGGCCTGGCTGTAGGTCTTTCTTCGGGCGCCGGCTCGACTGAAACCGGCGGAGGCGGTGGCGGCTTATCTGGAACGCCGCGCAGCTTCGCCAGCGAAGCCCACTCCGCCGTTGTCATTCGGTTGAGCCCCAGATAATCGGCCAGCGCGTTGTTATAGATCCGACAATCCAGCCAATGGTTCGGCCCGCGTTCTTTCCAGACCCGCCGCGTGCGGCCCTTGACCTTTTCTTCGGTCAAATATTCGGCGGTGAGCTGTTCAAAGAAACTGCCTTCCAACCAATCGGCGAAGTGGCAGCAGCCGAGCGGCTCATCGTCGGCGCCCTCGGCCAGCCGCGGCTTGCGCAGGTTGGCGTAAAGCTGCGCCTTCAACGACCAGGTGCCCACGGTCCAGACCGCCGCGCCTTGTTTGATCCTGCGTCCGCCGAAGTCGACATCAACCAAAGACGGGGTGGAGATCGCCGGGCGCGACCAGCCATCGCCGCCTTTCAGCGCGAAGGTTGACGGCCGCACGCGGCACCAACTGTAGACCACATTTGACCGGAAGCCGGAGTCGACGCCGAAGGCATCAATCGGTCTAGTGCGGCCATAGCAATCCGGCCACATCGTATCGTAGACCTGCCCCAGCTTGCGGAACGCGCCGCCGTTCGGGTCGTCGGTATCGCCGTCCAGAACCAGCGCTTCAACGACCCACGATTGTTTGTCTGATGCGAAGGCGACCACTTCCACGTAAATGCCGTTGGCTTGCACGTCCGCCGCGGCAACAAGCAAAAGCCCGGCTGGCGGAATGCGCCGGCGCTCATAGCTTTCGCGCAGCGCCATCAACCGCTCATGATCTGGGGCATCGCCGCGGACTTCATGGGCTTTGCCCAACGTCAGGTTATCGAAGGCTTTCAGCTTGACCGCGTCATCCTTCGCAGCAACAAACCGCTCGGCGATGACATCCCAGGGCACAAAAGGGCTGGACAAGGCATCGAAATGATACGAGCGATGGCGCCCGGTATCTTCCGCCGTTGCGATCCATCGGCCCTGTCGCACCATCGCGTTTTTCTGATAGTGCTCGATCTTCGTCCCGCAGCATGGCGCGACATAATACGCGCCGTGCGGATACGTCGGCTTGAACTTGAACTGGGGACCGAACGTAAAAACAAACTCGCCACCGCATTTCGGACAGGGCACGTGCCAGTAGCGCTGGTCGCCGGCATCAAACTCCGCGTCGATATAGCAATCGCCCTTGATGACCGGCGTGGATATGTTGAGTTCCTTCCAATCTTCGGTCGCCAGGAAACTTTCATAGCGCGCGCTGATCATCTGGTGCGGCGAGCCCTGGCCGTCGAGATCGGCCGGATATTCCGACGCTTCGTCTTTGATGACTTTTTTCACGGTACGCGACCGCAGATCGGCGGTAGACGTGGCGATGGCCAGCGACAGCGACCCGCCCGCATAGCGCTTCGTATAGATGGTCGAGCCCCGGGTCGATCGCGCGGTTTGCGGCTTGACCTTTTCCATCAGCGGCTTGCTTTGATCGATAGCAGGCTGCAGCTTTTCGCGGTTGAATTCCGACAGCGCGCCTTCGGTCGGCTGGACAACCAGCATGCGGCAAGGTTCGCGATCGATCATATGCCCGACCGCCGCGATGGCCAGAAGGGTAAAGCCCGTCTGCGCCGACTTCCGCACGACGATCTTGTTGCAAGGCACATCATCGGCGAAAGCGTCCAGCGGCTCGACCAGATACGGCGCAAGATCGGTCTTGAACTTTTCGCCGACATAGGGGCCATCGGGCACGACCAGATAGCGGGCAGCCCATTGCGACGGCGTCATGTCCTCGGCTGGCGCGAATAGGCCAGCCAGGGCGCGAGCAATGACCGGCTGCGCAGCTGCGGGCGCCTTCGCCCTGGAAACAACGACCCGCGGGCGCTGGGGCTTGGTCATTCGGCTTCGGCCGGCGCTTCGGCCGGCGCTGCGCTATCAGCTGCGACGCGCATATTATCGGCCAGCGTCCGCCGGATATCGCGGGCAACTGCCTTCAACGCAGACCGCAGCGCGGGAATGCCCCCGGCGGTGAAGGCTGCGGCGAGATCTTCCGCCCGCATGGCGATCCGGTCCAGATCGCGCACAATCATTTCGGCGCAATGTTCCATCGAGCGGGTCAAATCTTCAACGCGAACGAGATGCCCGATCTTTTCTTCATATTCCAGCTGGCGCAGCCGCGCCGTATAGACTTCGGTCGCGGTGCGCGCCTTCACCAGCCCGTTCGGGTTTTCATAGGGCTGCGCCGGATTGCGCATCCGCAGCGCAGTTGCCTGCTCGAAGGCGCGGTCGGCGGCTTCGCTATCGATGGTCCGCGTGCCGTCCGGGTTGACGATAACCGGGATCGCGCCGTTGCGGATCATCATGTTTATTTGTTGGCGCGTCATGCCGCGGTGCTGGCTGTATTCCGCTTGGTTCATAAGCGGCATGTCACATTAACCCTATCCGTTGTGAGACTTCCGGGGGCCGCCGTTTCTCTCGCGCGGAAAAATTTTTGCCGCTACGAGTCCCCCTGCGCCCCGGCGTGGGCGCGGCGAAAGGCGAAGTTGATGCCAAAGAAGCTGCATCCGGCGGACGAAGCCGCCCTACGGGAAATCGCGGAGGCAACCAGTTTCGTTGCTACGCTTTTCCTGGGGCGCGGCCAGTACGCCAAGCGCTTCGCTGCCACGCTGGCTTGGGCCAGGGCGGAAGCGAAGTACCTGATCGGCGAGCATCCCAATAGCGGGCGGCTTCCGATGATTTACGCGATCTTGCCGAATGGTCGGCAAGTTTTTGTCCCCAGCAACTACCAGCAACCGGAGACTACCATGTCGAAGTCCAGCAAGAAGTCCGCCCCGAAGTCGGCCCCGAAGGCGGAAGCCGCCCCGAAGCGCGGGCGCAAGGAAGCCGCGGCCAACCTGCGCGCCGCGAAGGCGGCCCGCCGGGCGGACGCGCCTGCGGCCAATGCCCCCGCCCTGGAAGCCCCGGCCACGGCCGCGGCGATCCGCAAGGCGGCTGCGGCGAAGCCGGCGCCTAACGCGATTGCCGCGCAGGCCGCTGCCCAGCTGGCCACGGATATGGCGAAGACCGCCGCGATCCTGGCCGCTGATGCCGCGAAGGCGAAGGGCGGCAAGAAGGCGGGCGCCAAGAAGGGCGCGGCGAAGGCGGCCCCGGCGCCCGCAGCTACGGCCCCGAAGGCGCCCCAGGCGGCCCCGGCCGGCGCCAAGAAGGCGAAGGCGGAACGCGCCTCCACGGGCAAGCGCGCCGCGATCCTGGCCGCTGCCGAAGGCGGCAAGCTGCCCGAGCCGCCCGATTTCAGCGCGGCTACCCACGAGCGCTTCCGCCCGAAGCTGGCCGATCTGGTCAAGATGGCGAAGGAGAAGGACCTGAAAGCCCTGCGCGCTTGGGCTTATCCGGGCTTCATGTCCACTTCGCCAAAGGCGATGCAGCGCTACCGCGATCTTTGCATTGTCGCCCTGGAGGCGCAGGCGAAGAAAGGCAAGTAACGCAGCGCCAAGCTGCGGCGATCCAAGGGCGGCCCCGACGGGCCGCCTTTTTTTGTCCCTGACCGCTGCCGCTCGGAAACATAACGGCCAGCCCCAGCGCGATAAGTTCGCCCTGGCTGCCGCTCGGAAACATGACCGGGCCGAACGGCGGTATTTCCAAAAAACCAAAAACGTCGCTGGTGCGGTGAAACGGGAAAGCCGGCCCTGCATAGCGGCCCCTGCGTTCGCGCACGCAGCCCCCCTTAAAACGCTGTGGTGGGGCATAATTCCCGAGCGGCAAGAGCGGTATAGTCGTGAAATACTTTTGTTTGTTCGCAGACTGTTAAGCTCGCCCAAGGGTCGCCGCGGCTGGCGCTCGGGCAATTGGCATGTCGTTTGTTTGTTCCGGGACTGTTAACCGACTGGCAGTCTCTTTCCCGCGCCATGCCGCTTGCGCTTGCAGACTTCGCGCAGAAGCTTACTCAGGGGGGGCGCGGGGGCCGCGGCGCCCCCAGCGAAACAAGGAAACCGCGACATGGGCGCTACTACCTTTTCCGTAACGGCTACCGGGCGCAATGCCCGCGAAGCCTTCCAGGCGGCCCGCAGCGAAGCGGAGCAGGCTTTCGGCGACGAAGGCTATACCGGGTCGATCGCGGAAAAGGACCGCTATGTAATGATCCCGCTTCCGGCCGGCGCTGATCCGCTGCGCGAAGCAAACAAGCTGATCGAAGCCAACGACGCGCGCATTTCCGATAAGTGGGGTCCGGCCGGTTGCTTCGATCTGGGCAACGGTCGGTTTTATTTCTTCGGGTGGGCTTCCGAATAAAAAATCCAGCGCCTTCGCGCCCCCCGGCCCGCCCAGTTGGCGGGCTTAAGGCGTCAGGGGGGCCGCTTTCCCCCCAGCAACCCCAGCAAAGGAAGCCCCTGCAATGCCCCGTAAATCCCAGACCCGCCCCGCTTCGGTCCGCGCCGACGCGCTGACCAGCGCCAAGGCTATCATCGCCGCGCTTGAAACCGATCGTTGGGACCGCCTGAGCCAGCGCTGGCAGGAAAAGGTTTGCCAGCAACTGCGCAACATCGCGGACGATATCGATCTGGCCGTCAACAATGACCCTGTCCTGCGCGCAACCGATAAGGCGCTGGCGGAAATGACCGAAGCTTCGCGCGAAGCCGATGTCCTGGCATCGCGCTTCGCCAGCAAGGCGGAAGCCGAAACGGCGCGGCTTGGGCTGGCCGAGCCCGATCATTGGCATGTCGTTCCCTGCTACGATGCCAAGCAACGGCGCAAAGGCATGCATCAGCTGGCGATCCATCCCGATCGGATCAAAATCTGAAAGGGCCGCCCCGATGATCAAACGCGAGCACGTTACCGAAGCGGAAGTCCATCAGTTCGTTTGCGATGCCAGCGACCTTTACGATGCTTGCCCCGATTTTCGGCAGGGCTGGCCCAAGGGCGTTCCGACCGATCTGGGCAATGGGCTGCCTTTCCAGGCTACCAGCAAACAAACGAACGCCGACGGCGAGATCGAATACGTTGAATACCGCCAGCTGCATGGCTGCATCAGCTTGAAGGTTTTCAACGACTGATCGCGCCCGCAGCTGCGGCGAAGGGGGCGGCCCGCAGGGGCCGCCCTTTTTCGTTCAGCCCCGCTGGCCCTGGCTTGCGCTGTACCGGCCCGCCTGGGGCCGAAGCCGCTTAACGATCCTGCGGCGCAGGGCTTAGCCCGCGACATTCCACATCAGCATGCGGCCCCGCCCTTCGCGCAGGCAGATTTCCCAGGCTTTCCGATCGTAGTTCGGGCAGCTGGGGAAAGGGGCCGAAGCCCGGGTTTCCTGCGCGAAGGCGTACGCGCAGGGATGCATGATTACGTTCGGCCCGAAGGCTTGGGCATCATGGCGGCTTGCCAGCCCTACGGCTACCGCATGGACTTCCGCGTCTGGAAACGCGCGGCTAAGGCAGCGCGCCAGCATCCCGGAGCCAGCGCAGCACCAGATTTGATCGAAGCCCCCGGCTTCGCGGCGGACGCCTTCCATTACTTCAACAAAAGGCTGCTCGGCCTGGGGCAGATCGAAGCCCAGCGGCAGGAACAAGGCGCCCGCCTGCGCGGCATACGCCTTCGCCTTCGCCTGGACATTCGTCATGTAGCCGGGCGAAACTTCGATCAGCTGCGCGCCGTTGGCTTTCGCCATCAGTTGTCGGCGATGCAGCGCCCGGCGCTTGGCGTAAAACAAGGTAACGCGCAGCCCGGTTTGTTTGCCCAGTACAGATAGCGCCCATGGGGCGCCCCCGCAGAAGGGGCCGCCGAAGACAACTTCCTTCGCGCCTTCGATCAAATACGGAAGAAACCGTGTCTTGCTTCCGCCATCTAACAAATCGTCGCGGACGACCGTAACATCAGGCTCGCAAAAGCGCTGCAGTATCGGGCGCGGCCCGTGCATCCTGCGCCTCCGCAATCATCTGGCGAACGTAGGCATCGGCGAAGCAATCAATGACCAAATGAATGCGATCGAGCGCCGGGTCGGTGTTGTAGACCGCATGCGGCTTGCGCTGGTCCAAATAGAACAGCGACCGCTCCGCGAATTTCTGCTCCAGCCTTTCGCCCCGGGCGGTGTATCCAACAAACGTTACCGCCTGCGACGTACGGATAGGCACATGCAGCCGCGCTATGCAGCCATCGCGCAAGCCGGCTTCGCGGTCGGTTATGTCGGCATGGCGCGAAAGCTCGCCATTCTTTGATCGCAGGCGCATGAAGCGGACGCGATCCAGCTGCAGCCCCAGTCGTTCAACCTGCGCAATCGTTACCTGAAACAACGGCGCGGCTTCGGTCCACCTTACACGGGCCGCCATCAGTTCCGGGTGGTCGTCCTTCCAGCCCTTCGCCATCTCGGCCGGCTTGATGATGAAGTCCGCGTTATCTTGATAGCCGCGCAGCGCGAAGGCGGTCCAACTTTTACGCTTGTTGTAATCCGAGTAGTGCTGCGCGAAGCGGTCGCCGCTGCGGCTGAGCTCGTCCAGGATCGCCGCGTGCGCTTCGGCGGTCAGCCACTCTGCCCGCAGCAAACATTGCGTTGCGGCTTCCTCGGCCGGAAGCGGCGGAAGCGGCGGGGCCATGCCGCGGCAATACAAGCCTTTGATTTCCGAGCCGGCGCTGATCTTGGTGCAAACGTACGCGAAGCCGCATTCCGCCAGCGCCGCGCAGGCCGCGCGGTCTTCCTCGAAGGCTTCAACCCATATGCGCCGGCCGGGCGCCCGCTCGCAAAGCCGGGTCAGGATACGCGCGCCCGCCGCGCTATCGTCGCAGGCGAAGGCTTTGATTACGATGCTGCCTTCTGGGATCAGGCAATCGCGCTGCGCAAAATCCTGATGCGTCGCGTCCGCCTTCGATACGTTGAAGATCGCCGCGGCTACCGGGGGCGTGCCCGCCCAGATAATCCGCTTGCGCTCCAAGGCTTCGGCAACATCGCGCTCTTTCGTCAGCCCGAAGGCGCCAAAGACCAGCGCCTTATGCCGCCGCTTGAAAAGGTCGCCGAAGCTTTGCAGATACGAAAGCTCGAAGCCGCGTTGCCAGTCCGCCATCATGCGATCTGTCCGCCCAAGTCCAGGTCATTCAGCGGCGGTGCGCTTTCCAGATCGGCGAATTCAACTTCGCCGATGGCTTCGGTCGCAATCCGCGGGTCGCCCTTGACGAAGATCAAAACATTCTGGTGCGTCTTGCCCAGCTTCCGGGTGGAAGCGAATTGTTTGCCGACGCGCACCGGCAGCGAGCCAACCGCTGTAACCAAGATCGCTTCGTTGTAAAGGCGCAGCCCGGCGACTTCGAAGGCGTCGACGACATGGCCAGGGAAGTTGCGATAGCAACCGCGGCGGTCGCGGAAGTCGCCGACCACGAAGCAAGCAAACCGGTTCGGTTTCAGCATCGCGCAAGCCTGCGCAATGATGCCCGCAAGCGCCGGCCGGAAGTCGCTGTAGTCCAGCGTCGAAAGATCGCGCGGGTCGTCGCTGTAACGCTCCAGGTCGCCATACGGGGGGCAGGAAAGCAGGAAGTCCGCTTCGCAGCCCGCCGCAAGCTGCGCGATCTCGCGGCTATCGCCGCATACCCATTGCGGCAGCGGCGCGGCGCAAATCAACTGCGCCTGCGTCTTGTTGGCCGCTATCTGCTCGGGCCGCAGGTCAATGCCAAAGTATGGACGCCCCAGCTTGGAAGCGACCACGCCGCGCACCGAGCCGCCCGCAAAGGGATCGAGCACCTGACCGCCGGGCGGGCAGAACCAACGATAAGCCAGCTCGCATAGCACCGGGTCAAAGATTGATGTGCCGGTCTGTTCCTGGCCCTCGAATTCCGGGGGCGCTTCGCCGTTCTTTTGCGCGGCGCGCAGCGCGACGAGACCGTCAGCCAGGCCACCGGCAAATTTTGGTTGACCGACTACGTGCTCGCCACGCATCAAATCCTGACCAAATACGCGTCCCGCGTCTTTCATTGGATAGCCCGTCCGCGCCCGTCGCCCCGCGCTTTGCTTTTGCTGTAGTCGGCCGCTGGCATCGGCGATCCCCCAGGCGTCGCATTCGCGCGATCCAACGGCATCGGCGCGCCCCCGATAGGCGCCCCCCGCCCAAGCTCGGATTGTATACCCAGCGCCAGCCAAGCCCGCTTGCGATCCTGCCACCAGCCTTCGCGCGCATTCAGCACGCTGAACGGCGGAAGCCCGAAGCGATCCGAAAGGTTGCCCAGCTGCGCGCGCTGCTCGGTCGCCCCTTGGGCTTCATTCAACAAGCGTTCAAGCTCGGCGTCTTCGAAACCGATCAGCCCCAGATCAAAGCCAAGCCCGCCAAGCTCGCCCAGTTCAAGCCGCAGCAAATCTTCGTCCCAGGCCGAGCGCAGCGCCAGCTGATTATCGGCGATGACGTAAGCCCGCCGCTGCGCCGGCGTCATGTGCGCAAGCTCGATAACCGGAACTTCGCGCATGCCCAGCTGGCGCGCAGCCATCAGCCGCCCGTGCCCCGCTATGATGCCGTTCGCCCCATCAATCAAAACCGGGTTCGTCCAGCCGAATTCTTTGAGGCTTGCCGCTATCGCCGCTATCTGTTCGGGCGAATGCGTCCGCGGATTGCGCGCCGCGGGCAACAAGTCATCAACAAGTCGCCAAGCAATCGCCATCGCCGCAGGCATCGGGCTTCCTTCGTAACCGGGTTAAGACGCAAATACCGCCGGACAACAAGCAATGGAACGCGGCCAGCGGCCC